TTGGAAATGTAGCTAAAGTTGAAGTACGTGATATAAATGTTATATTAAATAGCGAGGCGCCTATAACTGTTAAACAAGATAAGCTGGTTGAATTTTTTAAATTTGTTGCGCCTACGTTTCAAAAGTCTACTAAAAGCCATGAACTATGGAAAGGCGGGGATAATGCTGCCGCTGCTTATAAATATTGGAATAAACAATTTAATGGTAGTTTGGCTCAATATAATATTACTTTAAAGAAAAATAAAATAGTACACAATGGTAAACCTATATTTTTACCAATTAGCGCAACAAGACCAAGAACAACAAAACAAGTATTAAGAAATGCAATTAAAAAATACGGAAGTATTGAAAAAGCAATACCTGTAATTGAAGCTGCACTTGAACTTACGGATGATCAAGCATTACAAAATAGAGAATATATAATAAGACATTCTAAAGATTTGTTATTAACTAATGGCAAACAAGCAGTTATAGACTTTATTAGTATGTTTGGTGTTGAAAGCGATTCTGCTTTACGATTAAGCGGCACAATAAGAGCTTATGAAAATGTATCTGGTACGGATTTTGTATATGAACATACGCCTGCTATTCAAGATTTACAAAAACAAATTTATGATGTAATAAATAATACTGATAATAATGCTGATATTATTGATGGTATTAGAAAAATATTAGAAACTAGCAGAGTTGATCTTATATCTGATAAAGCAGCAAAAAAATTAGATAAGTTAGGTAGAAGAACATCGGGTCGAGATTTTAGCAGGTATGAGGGGGCGCTTGATCCTAAAAATTTAGTTGAATTAAAAAGAATTAATGAAAAAAGAATAGAGCAAAATAATAAAGTTGATTTAGATGCTGAATTTAATAAATATATAGAAGCATCTACAGGTATTGCTGCTGTAAAAAGATTTGATGCGGCTAAAGCAATAGCAAGGGGTAAAAAAGTTAGAAAAGGATTTGGTGATTATTTTGTACCACCAGGAGCTGAAGATTTTGCAGGCTTAATGCACAATACTTTAGCTAAAGGCAAAAAAGGTGAACAACAATTAGAGTTTTATAAAAAATATTTATATGAACCATACAATGCTGCTAATGAAAGCATTACTCGCGAAAAATCTGCTTTATTAAATGATTTTCATTCTTTAAAAAGTAAATTTAGCAATGTACCTAAAAGATTAAAAAACTTTACAAAACAAGGAGATTACACTAATGATACTGCAATAAGAGTCTTTATTTGGAATCAACAAGGTATAGAAGTTCCTGGTTTATCTAAAAGAGATCAAACTGCTTTAGTAAATGAAGTAAAAGCTGATAAAGAATTATTACAATTTGCAAATGAATTAGTTAGCATTACAAAAGGTGATGGATATATAAAACCAGAAACTAATTGGGCTGGTGGTAATATAGCAACTGATTTAATAGGATTATTAAATACTAGTAAAAGAAGTAAACATTTAGAAGTTTGGCAAAACAATGTTGATCAAATATTCAAAAAAGAAAATTTATTTAAATTAGAAGCTGGCTTTGGTAAAGAGTATGTTACTAATTTAAAGAAGACATTGGAAAGAATGAAAACAGGTATGAATAGAAAATGGGGTGGTGACCCTAAAATTCAAGCATACTTAGATTGGGTAAATGGTTCTGTTGGTGCAATTATGTTTTTAAACACTAGATCTGCAGTATTACAAACAATATCTAATATAAACTATTTAAACTATAGTGATAATAATCCGTTAAGAGCAGCCGCTGCTTTTGCAAATCAAAAACAATATTGGTCTGATTTTATAGAAATATTTAATTCAGATTATTTAACAGAACGAAGAGGCGGTAATAAAATAAATATAAATGAAAGCGAATTAGCATTAGCTGCTGAAAAAGGTGGAATACAAGGAACGATTAGTTTATTATTAAATAAAGGATTTATATTAACAAGAATGGCTGATAGTTTTGCAATTGCTACTGGAGGTGCATCTATGTTCAGAAATCGTATTAAAACATATACAAAACAAGGTTTATCTGAAGCTGACGCAAAACAAAAAGCATTTTTAGATTTTAAAGCTATAACTGAAGAAACTCAACAATCGAGTAGACCGGACAGAATATCTGAACAACAAGCAAGTAATGCAGGTAGATTATTATTAGCTTTTGCTAATACACCAATGCAGTACAATAGAATTATAAAAAAGAATGCTCAAGATTTATTTGCTCGTAGAGGTGATCCTAAAGAAAAAATATCTAAAATAATATATTATAGTACAATACAAAACTTAATATTTAATGCAGCTCAAAAAGCTTTATTTGCTTTAGCGTTTGCTGATGGCGATGATACAGAAGAAGAAATTGAAAAATATGCAAAAGTTGGTGAAGGTATGTTAGATACATTATTAAGAGGATCTGGTTTTACTGGCAATTTTGTTTATGCTGGGAAAAATCTTGCTAAAGCATTTGCAAAAGATGATGATCCTTTATTAGCTGCTTTAACAGCTTCACCACCTTTACATTCAAAACTTTCAAAAATACGAGGTGCTGATTATAGTAGAAAATATATCACAGAAAAAAATATACTAGAACCAAAACTAGATAATCCTGCTTTATCTGCGTCATCTCAATTTCTTTCAGCAACATTTAATTTACCATTAGATAGAGCTTTAAGAAAAGCAAGAAATATTGAAGCAGCTATGAGCGAAGAAGCGGAATATTGGCAAAAAGTAGCTTTATTATTAGGATGGGGATCATGGGAATTGGGTATGCAAGAACCTAAAAAGAAAAGAACTGGTAAAAAAGAGCAAGCTTTAACTGATGAAGAAGGGCTTGTAAAAATAGACTTAAACAAATTTTAAAATTATGGCAAAAGACGCATGTTATCATAAAGTAAAAAAAAGATATAGGGTATTCCCATCTGCATATGCTAGCGGAGCAATTTCTAAATGCAGAAAAGTGGGTGCCGCTAACTGGGGTAATAAATCAAAAAAATAATTATGGCAGATCAAAAAGTAAAACCACATAAAATGTATTGTAAAGATGGATCAGTACATAATGTAAAAACATATAAGGAGCACAAAGCTTTAATGAAAAAAGGCTGCGGGCATAAAAAACCTAAATAATGGCAGTAAGAAAAACAGCTAAAGGTGCACAACTTAAACGCTGGTTTAAAGAAAAATGGGTTGATGTAAGAACCGGTAAACCTTGTGGTAGACGTAAAGGTGAAAAAAGAGGTGTACCTTATTGTAGACCTAGTAAAAGAGTATCTAGTAAAACTGTAAAAACAGCAAGTGAAATGTCTGCTTCTGAAAAAGCAGCTAAGGTAAGAGAAAAGAAAAGACTAGGTCAACCAGCTGGTAAGCCGAGGAGAGTAAAAAATGTTAAAAGAAGAAAAAAATAGGTAATTAAATATATCATATGGCAACTGAAATTTCTGAAAATACTCAATTAAAATTAGATCTTAAAACTATTGGGATCATTATTGCGGGAGCTATCTCTTTTGCCAGCATGTATTTTGTTATGGCAGCTGATATAGAAGAAGCTAAACAATTACCAAAAGCACCTGTTAGTGAAGTAGAATTCAAATATAAAGACGAAATGATTCGTAAAACAATTGAATTAACTCAAAAAGATGTAGAAGCAATAAAATCTGATGTAGAGTCTATGAAGATAACATTAGAAAAATTAGATGAAAGGCTTTACGACCTTGCAAGATAATTATGAAATATTTAAAATTATTATTATTATTATTTACTTTAACAGGTTATTCACAATATAAAGATGGTATATCAGTAGTACAATTTAGTGCTGAGTTTGTAAAAGAAAATGAAATATCTTTAAAAAAATTTGATGATCATAATATTCATTCTTTTTATTTAAGTAAACATGGTGATCATTTTACAAATGAAAATATAATTTATATACCAACTGTTATGTTATTTCATAACGGTGAACAAATATTAAAAATTGAATCAGGTGTTACATTAAAATTACCTGAAGATACAATAGATAAAATAGAAAACGCTATTGACGAAATTTTAGAAAACACATTTTAACATATGAAAAAACTATTATTAGTACTTTGTTTATTAATTTCATTTAATTCAAATGCACAGTTTTTAAAAGAACTGTATAAAGACTTTTTAAAGTATGGTACGTTTTATGTAGCGGGTGATGCTTCAAATGCGTATGAACAAACATATAAAGATTACTTTGTAGAAAGACCTGCAGATGGTGATCTATACGGAATACCAAGAGTAATTGATGTAACTAACTATTACCCAATGGATTACAGGATTGGTGTTGGATTTAGAAAATTAGCTAGATTTGGTTATGAAGTAAAAGCTAAAGATTATTACGACGGTACTGAAAATAATAAATCATTATCAGCACCTACGTCATCAGTTAAAGGGTTAGAATATTTATTTCATTACGAAAAAGAAAGAGATAGAGGGGAAGAATTTTTTAATTCAAGATTTTTTATAAGACATGTTGGTAAATACCATATCGTTAAACTTGAACAAAGAGAAGAAGGTAATGTTAATTTTAAATATCAATCAGCCGAAGTAAGAGGTAGATTACCTATAGGAAAGAAATTTAGTATAAGCGCTGGCGCGATATATCGTACACATGAACAGCCATACGGTTATAATCCTATTGAAATATGGTTAAATAGAACAGATACATTTGTAGATTATTGGGGTAATGAAGTAGAATACCCAATAAACCCATGGTATACTCTTGGGTACATTTACGGATATAGTGATCACCAAACTAAATATACAGATGTTCAAACAGGTGAAGAGAGATATGATTGGATATGGAAAGATGAAAATGATAAAATAGTAGCGTGGAGTGATTTAGATTTCCGTAATACTATATTTGGTGATTTAATGAATAGATGGAATAAAGAACAATGGTCATTCATAGATGCTTTCGGTGAAATAGCACCGGTAGTTGGATTTGACTTTTATCATTATAGAAAAGATTTTTGGCTGCATGCTTATGGTAATTACATTTTACCCTTTCACAAATATATACAGGGTGATCAAAATGTAAGTTATCTTAATCGTAACAACTGGGGTAAAGGTGGATTAAAAAAAGATTCACAATTAGAGCAGTGGGATGATTATCAAGCAGGTGTAATATTCGGCTGGAAATTAAGTAAAACAATAGGAATATTTGCCGAAGGGGAATATACTAAATTCTGGGACTCAGAAATTTACAATTCTTCTGTAGGCATAAACTTTACATTTAGATAAAAATATGGCAACACAAATTGGAGAAGATACTCAAGTACAACTTGACCTTAAAACGATTGGAATGATCGTTGGAGGAGTTATAGCCTTAGCGAGTATGTGGTTCACCCTACAAAGTGATATACAAGCTTTACAAAGTCAAAACAACCCTGAAGAATTTGTAAAACAGATGGAATTTAAATTGAAAGACGAATTAATTCGTTCGACAATAATACAAATAGAGTCATCTACAGAACTGCTAAGAGAAGATATTAAAGAGAATAAAGAACAAATTGAAAAAAATACAGATAAAATTTACGAACTATCAAGATGAAAAATTTAATTACAATTATATTATTGATGTTTGCCTTCACAGCGACATCCCAAGATTTAACTTTACTACATGTTAACGCAAAATGGAATGAATCAAATGACTATGATTTAAGAGGTATTAAGCATGCCAAGGTAATTATGGCTAGATTAGAAGATCAAAAAGCAAGTTTAAAACAAAGTATTAGATCAGTACCAACTGTTGTATTGTTAGATAAAAATGGTAGACCTTTAGGCCAATGGGCTGCTGGTTTAAATTTTAAACTAATTATAGAAAAAGAAGTAATTCAAAATAGAATTAATCAAGTATTATTTGAAAACAAATAATAAATGAAAAACATAAGTAAACACATTACATATAAAGAGGGAGTGTATAGCACGACTGCTTTAAGGCTAGGTTTAAATAATGATCCTACAAAAGCTCATTTAACCAACATGGAGTTATTAGCAGAAAAAGTATTTGAACCTCTTAGAAAGCACGTAAACGGCCCTATAAAGATCAATTCATTCTATCGTGGATCTGAATTAAATAAAGCGATTGGTGGGAGTTCTAAATCGCAGCATTGTGAAGGGAGAGCGATGGATATTGATGATGATTTTGGATATATGTCTAATGCCGATATGTTTGAATACATAAAAAATAATTTATCGTTCGATCAGATGATTTGGGAATTTGGAAATTCTGATAACCCAAATTGGGTTCATGTAAGCTACGTAAATGAAGAAGCAAATAGAAATAGATGTTTGTTAGCTTATAAAGATGAAAATAATAAAACAGCTTATAAAGTAATATAATGAAACTATGGAAAATTGTCCTTTTTGCCCTATTTGTACTTGTCACTAGTTGTTCAATACAACCAAAACCTAAGTTACAAATTACGCACGTATTAGCTGTTACACAACAAGGTGATACGTTACAAATACCTATAGATGCTATAAGACCTGTTAATTATAGAATTATAAATTATAGTTCAGGATATGGCTGGAATAATTGGTATAGACCTTATTATCATAACTATATACCTAGTTATAGCACTGGCACTAACAGAAGCAGTAATAATACCAGCAGCAGTAGTGGTAGTAGTAAAAATAACTACGGCCAAACACCTAATCCTAAATCTGTTCCAACTACAGATAGATCTTCCAATTCGGCAAATATTAAAGAGCCGAGGAGATGAAGTTTTTTGATTTAAATAATAACGGGAAGTATGATTGGTGGGAATATATCCTGCCAATTTTATTATTATTATGTATTGAAGTTATTGCCGAGGTTGTGGCAAAATTTTTGATATCTTAGAATACCTTGGTGCAGTCTTCATAATTTTTTGTCCTTTCATCCAGCCTGTATAAGGAACTTGTCCTTCGCTTAAATTACTAAGCATATGCCAATTTATTAATCCTCTTCTTTTAAGAGAGCTCATATATTGTTGTTCCATATCTTTATCATGTGCTGGCCTATCTAATACATATACTGGCAGGTGCCAACTATGTGGATCACAATTACTAACTTTACCTCGTTTATCACGTGGTCTTGCTTTTATAGTTTTGGCAAAGAAGTCGAAACCTATAAGATCAATACTTTTATATGTTTTTACTTTATCGATAAACCATATAATACTTATAAATCCCGCACTAGGTCTATAATCATTTACACCTAATAAGTCTTTATCAAACTCTTTCATTATTCTAACTAATTCATTATCAGAATACATTTGTGTGTATTCAGGAAAATCTTTTGGTAATCTGTCTTCTAATATCCAGTCTTTTAATTTTAAATTTCCTCTACATCTGTTAATTAAAATTTTAGTATTTTTAAACTTACCTGATTCAAATTCTTTTTTAACGTTACTATACGATGGCGCTCTAAATTGGCCTGTAATCCATATGTCACATTTAGTACCTAAAGATTCTTCTTGTAAAGGTGTAGCTTCAATAGCTCTACCAAATCTTACAACAATATCATATTCATTGATAAACTCTGCGAGCTTATGATTCATAATCTCTACGGAGTTACCGACAAATATAATACGTTTATTTTTTACAAACTGTTGTATACTCTCCACCATTCTTCAGAAGCTTCTGCATCTCTATAGTCATCAAACCAAGGTCCGCCGTTTGTATAATGTAATGCTTTAGCACCATTTAAATCATAGTGACCAACTAAACAATTAAATTCTTTAGGTAAGTCAACTATATTGTTATCATTAATAAAATAAAATTCATGCAACTGCTTCGGTGTTGCATTATCTATATATTCTTTTGATAATTTCTTTTTAAATTGATTGCATCTAAATAACATTAATGAACTCCAATTCTTTTTTGGATATGATTTGTTTTTAATGCCATTCATCTTATTGCTTTCAGCTTCATAATCTTCATGCTTTACAACTGCCATTGGTTGTCCACCATTTAAATACTTTCTTAATTTTCTTGGATCACATTTCCATAAAAAATCGTTATCACAAAACATAGCCATTCCTTCGTAATTACAAAGTAATGGTACATAAAATCTTGTAAAAGAAAATTCTGTAGATTCTCCTTCTACATCTTCTCTACCGTATATGCCAGATTTTATTAATGCAGCTTTATCTAACCAAGTTATATCTGCGTCTGGCCAGTAATTTTTAATAGATTTTTCGCAAACTTTTGTTGCGTCTTTAAATCTTGAGTCGTGTCCTATAAATATTCTCATTTTATATTTGTTTACCTGATGTTCTTCTGTTTATATCATCGTGATTAAACTCAGCCCAGTATAATTCAAAAGCTACACCATCTTTTAATCCTTCAAATTGATGAAATTTACCTGGCTTAACCATAGTAAAATCACCTGCTTTTAATATTGTTTCATCAACAAGACCTTGATCATCTTGCCATACTCTTACGAGCATTTCACCGGATTCAACAAAAAATCCGTTCCATTTGTATTTATGTTCGTGTTCTGAACATTTATATCCTTTATTGTATTCTATTCTGTGAAACTCTAATACACCATTTTTGTGTATCATTTCAGTATTACCCCAAATTTTACCTGCTTTCATTAAAATTTATGTTTTATTGTTTGTGCTGAACCGTCTACATATTCTTCCATAATATTCCATTCTTTTTCACACCACCATTTATGATATTCTTTTATATCAATTTTTACTATATTATTTGGAACTTTTATACGTGCACCATTTTCTGCTTCTACAATTATGTAATAAGGTTTTATAGGTAATGGTTCAACTCCATAGCAAGGATCTTGTTTTATATTATTTGTAAATAATATTAATACTAAATATATTATTAAATTTTTCATAATTTATTAAAAAAAGGTTTTGACCAGTTAGATTTATTCATAAGTCTTTGAACTGGTTTTTGTTTCATATTATTTTGTTTAGGTTGCCAATTAATCCATTTATGTCTTGAATTTTTATTATTAGCTGTTATTTTAAATTTTTCTAATGTTTGATTAACTTTATTTTTAAAATGTATACTAATTAATATTCTTGGCCCTATAGTATCAACCTTATGATATTGATATTGTGGTATATATAATAAATCGCCAGGTTCTAAAATAAACTCTTCAGCTATTTCATTTGCTTTGCTTGGTGCAAATTCTTTATATATAGTCCATTTAGTTTTTCCTTCTGTATGAAATAAAAAGTTTTCAGTACCATCTGCATGAGCAGGAAATGATTTTGAATTAGCTTTAGGTGAAGCATATATATTTGCCTGACCGTGACCAAAATATTTTTCAAATTCAAAACATATTTCAACTAAGCTTTTCTTTTCGTATTCTACAAAAGGTATGACAAATGTTTTGTCTTTTCTATTCCATTGATCATACATTTCTTGTTTAGTAAGTTTAGGTAATTTAAGTTTACCTGACATAACTTTATCTAAACACCATCTACCATCTCCTTCTGTACTATAATCAATAATTTGTAAACTTTTTACATAAGGGTATCTATTTAAATAGCTATTAAAATCATCCCAAGTAAATAAATTTTTAAATTTATTTCTTCTTATAACTAAATGTTTTTTACGCCAGTATTGTGTAAAAAA